TAGTTCTCCTTTAGACATAGCTTTTAATTCATCAACACCTAAATCTCCACCCATTAAATTGTAAGCCACTCTTCTTTCTTCAGGACCTAGTTTATCTAACTCTTCAGTTATTTCTCCTATCTTTTGTTTGTATTCTAAAACTCGACCATCTAACTCCCTATCTAATCTTAACATGTCAGGAGACATACGGTTTTCAGGGTACTGCTTGTGCATCTTTGTATTGAACCACTCGTTTTTATTTAACGGATTACCTATAAATCTTTTACCTAAGTAGTAACTTGCACCGATTGCAAACCCATTGAATAAAAATTGCTGTGCTGTTTCAGTTTCGTTGTACTCATCTAAAATATGATAAGCAGCTGCACCTGCTGCTACTCCGAAAAAAGGTGATATAGGATTTTGTACCCATTTATCCCATACAGGTTTCATTGCATTTTTTCTATACGATTCCATTAAAGTTAATTTTTCGTCAATCAACCCATCACTCATAACTCGGCTTACTTCAGCTTCTTGTCTTCTGATATTTTTAATTCTTGTTTGTTCGATTTGTAAATTTTTACTTGGTAATTTTTCTAGTGCATCGTCAGTTGTTTTAGGTAGTGCATCAAAACCAAACCATTTTTTACCTGCTAAACCTAATGCACCAGTAATAACTCCACCACCAACTGCACCAATTCCTGCTTGTTCTAATCTACTAAACCCCATGTCTTGGTCAACGTAAGAAGCAGCACCAATTCCTGTGCCGTAGGCTATACCTTGTTTAACCATTGAAGCTACAGATTTTGCTTTAGCTACAGGTATAATCCAACCAGCAGGGTCAGCAATAATACCACCCATATAAGTAGCTAATGCTTTGCCACCGTACTCTTTGTTTCTAAAGATAGAATTTAATTTCTTTTGGTCTATAGCCATTTGCTCTTCATCGATATTAAAGAGTTGCTTAACTCCTCGATAGGTATCAGTAAACCCTAGAGTTCCTGCATACGCCATAGCTTGAGCTTCATTTTCAATTCCTGCTACGTTGCCACTATCAACAGCAATGTTATTATTTTGGATTGCTTCGTATTTACTACCAGCATTAATTTTGTCAAACATTTGTTCGGCTGATGGATTAACAACAGCAGGACCACTAGTAACCGTACCGTTTATTTTATTAAACAGTTCTTGTTCTTGTTCTGTTGGCATCTTATCTTGTTGTCCTTAAGATTTCGTATGTATTAAAAGTCTCGTCATAAGTAGGAAGCTCATCTTCAGACACACCGTTTTTTCTTGCAGAAAGAGTTTGTCCATTATGAAATTGCATAAAATTATCAAACTGTCCTTGGTTTCCTAAGACATAGGCATCGTTAAATAAATTGTTTTTAAAAAATTCTTGAGTAGGTGCTTTACTACCTGAAGTTTGCATATCTTGTTGGAGCTGAGTTATTGTCCCAGTGTATTCATCTTTAGTAAAATAGTATTTATCATAAAGAGTTGCAGCGTCTTTAGCATTTGCTCTAGTTTCTTTTTTAGCTGCTGTTGCTGTAGTCCCTGCTTTTGCTAATACTTTGACTTGCTCTGCTGCGTCAGTAGCCACATCACCTAAAACTCTACCAGCTTTATCCCACTCGTTTTCTCCCATCTGAGTTCTACCTAATAAACCAATACCTGCTCTAAGCAAGGCAGCATTTTGTATAGCTGCTAACATTTTGGCAGGGTCATTAATCTGAGATGAGGGAGCTAATATGCCACCTAATCCTTCAGTAAATTCTTTTAGCTTATCTTCTTCTGCCATTCTTATCTCCTGTATTTTGCATATAAATCTTCTTCTTGTATTCTACTTCCTGCTACGCCTGGCGTAACACCTGGCGTGATTCCTGGAGTTACAGCTTTAGAATTACTACCTCCCATCATGCCTAATATTTTTAACAAAGACATATAATCCATACCACCTGTTGCTGCTGCTGCTTCTGCAATTTTAGGCAAATCTTCCGTTCCTTTTCCTCCTATTCCTAAATTATTAAGAACGGTTTGGACATCAGGATTTAACGTGTTTAATTGATTTGGTTTAAAAGGAGTAGAATCAACTACTCCACCACCTGTTTTAGTGATAGGGTTTACAACTGTATTTATTGGTCCTCCAATAATACCTTGGTCTACATATTTTTGCCTTGTTCCTGCAAAAGTCGGATTAGTTAAAACATTTTTAAGATATTCATTGTCAAGCGTAGGGTATTTTTTTGTTAGTGAAGACAGGTTCTGTTCATATGGACTGTTAATTGCTAACGCTTCAGGACTAGATGGTTGCATTTGTACTGGTGGTGTTGGAGTATTAGTTTTAAACAAGTTCCATAGTGGGTCTAACATAGATTTGTTATCCCTCATTCTTTTATCTAATACAGAAAAATAAAGTTCCTCTTGTGGATTTTCATTAGCTAATCCAGCAATCAATCTTCTTCTTTCTTTTTCTTTATCAATTCTTTCTTGTTCTGTCATAATATCTCCTTAATTAATCAAATAAACTAGCTAATGCTACTGCTGCTGCTACATATGGTGCTGCTGCAAAAGCTCCAGTTGCCCCTGCTGTAAGTGTTGCTCCTTCTACTCCTGCTACGGTTGCTGCTGTTCCACCTAAGTAACCACTCGTCATAGCTCCGTATGTACCTGCTCCCATTAATCCTGCTCCCATTGCCTTCTGTCCCATGCCAGGCTCTCCACCTGAAGTTGAAGTAGTGCTACCACCTGGCAGTACATTTGTTCCTGCTAAGTTAGAGTATCTTGTTAGTGCTTCTCCTGGAGCTTGTTGTGCAAACTCAAATCTTTGTCTTGCTTCATCAATCGCTTGTTGTTGTCTTTGTTGTTCAGCTGTACCTAACATACCTAACTGCATAGCAGGTTGCTGTATAGCTTGTTGTGTTTGTGGCGACATTGCCAAGGCTCTTAATTGATTTTCATTTGCTTGGTTATAAGCATCACTATACATAGTAGAAGATATATCACCTGCCTTTTGCAAGTAATCTCCTATAACTCCTTGTTCTAATATCGCTTGTCTTGTGCCACCCAGTTGCCCTGCACCTGTTGCATCTCTTCTTGCTTGTTGTAATAAACCTTGAGCTTGAGAATAAATTGGACGTAATGCTGCATCAGTAGCTCCTGCTAAGTATGGGTTACTTGCTAAATTCTGTGGCGACATCAAACCGTAATTCTGTGCCGACAATATATTATCAGCTAGTCCTTGTTGTGGCACAAGATTAGCCATGAGTTGCTGTTCTGCAATCTCTTGGTTTGAAGTTTGTCCTGCATAAGTTTGTTCAGGATAATATTGCATTGGACCAGTGTTATACTGTTGTTGTGCCTGTTGATATATATCACTTATATAAGGGGACTGTCCTTCCCAAGGTACTGCTTTTGTGGTTTGAGTACCACCTCCACTTCCTTTGCCCATGATGTTTACCTCTAATGTTTAGTGTTTAATTCTTTTCCGAGAACCGTGTAGGTATTTTCATACCCAAACTTCTCTAATTTTTTAGCAAATCCTTTTCGACAACACGTCTCTATAGCTTCGCAACCTTGTTGTATTGCCCATTCTTCTAGCAATTGTAACCAATCTTCTACCCATAAATCTAAATCTTTACCACCTAATGTAACTATACGGCAGGTAGTTTTCCTTGGGTATTCAACTATCTCTGTAGTTAGTACCGAGACAATCTCTTTATCTTCGTTAGATAAAACCCACAACTGCATTTTCTCTTCTTCAATTTTATGATAGATATCAAAGGTACTCATTTCATCTTTACTTTTGTTGTTACCCATTTCAATATAAGGCTCACAATCTTCCCATACTTTAGATAACAGTTCAGGTAAGACTCCTGATATATATATCACCCTAGTTTCACCCAGTTTCCTGCTGAATTTCTAAAGTAAACTCCTTCACCAGCTCCTGGATTAAAGTTAGTACCATCTCCGTACACTATATCTCCTTGTTTAATTCTAACTGGAGCTACGTTTTTAACTTCTATAAAAGTTGTAGCATTTTCTTCTAATGCTCCTTGCAACTTTGTAAGTTCTTGCATTAAATATTGGGGCAAATCTTCAGGGTTACTGGGTACTGGGTTAGGGGTATACTTGGGTGCTTGAGCCATTATCTCTCTCCTATTACCTCATATTCTATGTCATATCCGTTCAATACAAAAGTAGTTCCTGTTGTATTTTGGAACTTAATAGCTATGTATTTCCCTGTACTTCTTGCGTCTACCTTGTTCTGTGAATTAGGATTAATGCTTTGTGGTGATTTATAAGTATAAGTACCAGCTGGACTCATTGAGCTGCCTATAAATATTTCAGCACTTCCTGTTCCTGAAAATCTTGGTGTAATCTTTCTTACTTGTTTAACTGTGTTTGGGTTGTTATCGAGTACCAATCCTTTTCTTTCCAAGACCATTGTGAAATTATTTCCTGCAAAATCAAACCCTTGGTCTGCTCTATATAATCTTGTATCACTTGTACCAGCCATTAACATGCTTGTCTCTGTAGGATTGTAGGCTCTTTCTCCCCATGTTTCTGTAGTATTATAAGCTACCCAACTTTGTGATTGACCTGACCATAAAACGCTAGTGCTTCCGTCAGAAGTTGGACTAACAACGCCAAGACCTATCCCTAATATTCCTGGCAAATCTCTAAAGCTGTATGAAGAAGCATTGTAATTATAAACTAATGCTTTGTTACAAAATGTTGAGCCAACGGTTGGGTATGAAATCCATATTTCTCCTTTCTGAATATTGTGCGTTACAAAAGTATTGGCATAATTTGTGCCATCTATCTCTTCAAACAAAGTTCTTTTAATAACATCACTGGCTATAGATTTTTTAGTTACGCCATCGTGTACTATGATATCGCCATTCGTTACTACAAAATGTTTTCCGTTAAATTCACAAGCACAATTCTTAGATAAAATTCCTGTGTCATCAAATAATTTTTGGAAACTAAAAACTAAATTACCTCCAATGTAATTCATTATCCATGTAGTTTTTTCTTTATATATAACAAAAGATTGTTTTAAAGAAAATCCGTCAACAATAAAATCTCCATTGTCTCCAATGGTTGTAGCACCTGCATCATTCGTAGCACCAGCTGTCCATGTACTAGGTAGTGCATTGTTTTCTGCTGCATCTCCCCATCTAATTTTGTTAGGATAATTGACTGATGATTCTGTTAAGTTTAAAGCTATTAAATAATTACCATAAGGTCTTATTGATTTACAAACTGTACTTGCTGACCAATTAGTTAAGTCAGTAAAATTATTAGCTCCTGTGTTTGCTAAACATTGTGGGTCATCTACTCCGTTATTAAAAATAGGTAGTCCGTTAAAAATAGATACGTCCCAGTTACCAACTGCTGTAAGATTGACAGCATAAACACCTGAAGTTCTTGTGAACTCTGTATGTGTTGAGCCATCAGTTCTATATATTTTTGCTAAACCTCCGTAGAACCAGTAATTATTTGAACCTGTTGCCCAATTTAATACTTGATAAGGAGCTACTGTAGGGTTGGCTACTGGAAATGGATTGTCGTGTCCTGATATTTTTTGTGCTGAACCATCTGCAAATCTTGCGTTCTCTGTATGAGAAAAAAACTCAGGAGGTAAGGTTGTAGGGTTTGAATCCTTAACCATTCCTTTAGGAGTGCCTACTTGAAAGATTGCCATTACGCAGTTCTTCTCCACATATATGCAACGATGTAGGGTTGTACGTTATTATGAGCTGAACCACTACCTGTTGCTGCTGTTGTAAATCCTTCATTGCTTGAGCTAGTATCAGGAAATAAAGAATGGTCATTTGAGCTACCACCATTTTCTGAAGAAGGTATATTTAAACTATGTGTATGTGATGGTAATTAAGAAGTAGATAATGTATGGGTCTTAGCACCACCAGTTTCTTGTACTGTATCAAAATCACTATCTGTTCCATCTAATCCTACTATAACTCTACCAGCTCCAAAAGTTACCCAAGTTCCAAACCCTAATAATGTTCCAGGATTAGTAGCTACTGCTGCATTAATATAAATACTTCCTACAGGATATACAGCTTGTAAAGTTGTTGCTGTATTAGAGCCTATGGTTAGTGTACCTGATACTGTTAAATTTCTTATGCCTGTAGAATCATTACTTGCGTCTGTGGTTACTGCTTTAGATGCTTGTGCCGTTCCAAGTGTCGTAACATCTACATAGTTTAGTTCTGTTGTGTTAGCTGTAACACCATCTAGTTTATTTAATTCTGTGTGTGTTGCCGATACTGCTCCAGTAATACTGGGAAAGGTTGCTTTGACTGTTGATTTTACCAATCTTAAATGGTCATCACCTTCGTTAACTGGGTCTCCAGCTACTGGATTTGAACTATTTAAGTCCGATATATATGTGCCTGTTTCTAATCCCATTTGTTTCTCCTCTCTTTATTATGGTTTAGGATATTTATCCTTAATTACTTTAATTATAGCTTTCCAACTTTCTATGCCATTGTGATATATCTCATCTAACTGTTCTTCTATTTTTGGATATTCTTTTTCTCTTTTCCATTTATAGGCTATAGC